CCTTTAGGATATTTTTCCCAACGTTTGGCAATAGCAGGCTCATTGGCCCATAAATATTTTCTTTGTTTTTCAGATTGGAAAGGCATTATCCTCCTTTTAAAGTTCTAACGTCCCTACGTTTCATAGTATCGGATCGCATCTTGGCCCTGTTGGACATCGCTTGTTTTTCCAATGAAGTATCTGCTCTCAAGTGGGCGAGCTCTTCGTCTTGTTCAAGCTTGTCTTCTTGAATATTTTTATTCATCATCGCCTTCATACGGTCAAGCGCGATTCTGTTTTTATCGTCTTCTTCTTTTCTTTGATTGTCTTGAGCTTTAAGATCAAGTTCTCTTGCTCTAAGTTGAGCAATAGGATCGTTATCAAATTGAGAAGTAATTTTCTTTTCTTCTGCTAGGAATTCTTCCATCATCTCTGCAATCAGTTGAGCTTTTCTCGCTTCAATCTTTAACTGCAGGTTTTGAACTTCCTGCTGGATTCTAGGATCTGGTTGCTGTTGAGGATTTTGAGACATCATTTGCTGGACCTGTTGAACTTTAGCAATGTCATCTCTGAACTCCATGTCAACTTGTTCCTGAGCCATCATAGAAATATGTTCAAATATATTTTTTTCTAAGGCTCCAATAACCATTGGATTGTTTCTAGCCATGTTCGTTGCCATAAAGGCAATATGTGCGGTTACATGGGCTCTATGGTCCTGGCCTGTAAACGCTTGGAAAGGCTTTTGTCCTAATGCATCAATGTGTTCGATCGCCGGATTCTTTGGAGCTGGCGGCGGAGGAGGTGGTAATATCTGATCGATATTCTTAACTCCTATCGCTGTATACATATCTCTGTAAGCTTCATATAAATTATGAATCTGTGGATTGGATGATGCTAGTTGTAATTCTGTTTGTGCTGTTGCAATCCGTTGTGTCTGTGAAAAAATATTAGGATCCGCAACCGGTAAAATATCGATTCGCTCGTCAAAGTCAGCTTGCTTAATTTCTTTTTGATCTCCAATTACATCGTACGGATACACCGGAGGTAAATAGGTAGAAAGAACTTTGGAAAGCAAAGAAAATTCTTCCTTAAGAGATGCATATAGTCTTTTATGGATCGCTGACATGACCCTGGAGCCACGCTCTAAAAGGGCCACAGTCGTCCCCACAGCAGCCTGTTGGTTCGCATCACCGACCTGCATGTCAGCGATCGACGCGAATCTCTGTCCCGCCTGTACAACCATACTCATTAATTGCAGTAATGTTTGGGATGGTTCTTTATACGGTAAATTGAAAAAAGCATCTTTGAGGTTACCGCCTGGAGCATCGACATCTCGAAACTCTCCAGGCTGTAAAGATACGGCATCGTTTTGTACACGAATTCCTCGCATCTTGAATCCTGCTGGTAAATTGGAGAGGGTACCAGCATCGATGAGTTGACGCAATGCAGCCGTAGCTGTTCTTGATAATCCGCCAATCATGTGAATTAATCCAAAACCATAAAATCCTAATCCAGGTAAAAATCTAAAATGAACAAAATATTCAATTTTCTTTTTTAACTGATCGTCAAGGGCATAGTTTCGTTTAATCGATAAAACGTTTCTCGTGCTATCTTCAATGGTAACTATATACGGGACTTTGATTCCTGTGGGTTCGCCATTTTGGCCACGGTCTTCAAATCCTTCCAGATCCAAATTGACGTGGCATTCTATAAGTGTAAAAATTTTTTCGTTCTGTCCTTTACGGGTTCCTTCCAGTTCCCTTTCTTTCTTTTTGACCTCGGTCTCTACATTATAAGGAACGGTCAGATCAATATCTCGATAGAATCCTCCAACCTGTTGTTTCCTTAAATCATTTTCCGACATCTTAAGCACATGACAAATGGCATCCGCATCTTCCAATGAGGTGGCAGAATACGGAACCACTAAGTCATCTGCTGGAACGAACTTCGATACTGCCCGTCCCAGTAAATCGTCATAATAAACTTTCTTGAAAGTCGAACCTGCAAGCGGCAGGTAGAACAGCATCTGGTCAAACTCGGAGTCGTACTCTTTCATGACATTCGTAATCTGGTAGTTCATGAAATCCTTGACGCGAGTCGCCTGATCCTGTTTCTCTCTTGTTATCTTTCCTAAAATCTGTGTTCGAACAGGTCCACCTGCAGGAAGGAGTTCTTTGTATGCTCCCGCCTGAAACTGTGTAACCGCTTCAGCTAGAACAGGATGCGTTGCACCCGATGCCCCCTGAAAAGGTTCTGTCCGGCTTTTGTATTGGAATCCCAAAAGATCAAGCCCTTTGGTGTAGGTATCTTCCCACTGTCTTCTTGACTGGCGGTAGTCATCGTAGTTGGACCACATTTCCGATCCGAGCGAAGACAAAACGGCATCCGGAAGAATATCCGCTAGATTCGCATAATGATCCTGCCCTCCAGGCTGGTTGACTGCACCGGGTTCAAAAGTGATCTCAGCGCCGCCGTCCTCCATTTGATTGACTTCAACGTCTCCTGGTTTAGGAATCGATTCCTGCGCCTGGGTTTCCGTCTCCATCTGTTCCTGTTGAGAAGGTAATCTTATTGTTTGCTTTACATTCGGTAAAGCCTTATCGACTGTTGCCATGTATTTTCTCCAATTTAAATGGTTTACTCTGTTTTGAAGCTTTAATCAAGCGTCTAGGATCAAGGCATTTGACAGGTGGAATCTGGCTCCATTTTACATTTTTCATGTTTTGAGTAAGGGTGGGGTTTTTCATTTTGTTAATTGTTCATATAAATTGACGCCTTTAAGTTCATTTGATAAAGGTGTTCCTTTATCTGAAAGTTCTTGTTTGATTTTTTTAAATGCTTCTTCATAAGAAATACCTTGCTCCTTTGCCATTTTATAAGCTTGTTCATTTATATCTAACATTTTAGGTACAGTCTTTTTTCTCGTTTGTATATCCTGCTGTTCTTCTATGGTTAAAGGTTCTTTTCGTACATTTTCTTTGACCCATTTTTGTAAATCATGATATGCTAGCCCAGCAGTCACCGGCCATGCTATTTTTTTAGAAACAAACTTTACCGCCTTTGGACTCAACAATCCTCTTGCTGCAACATTTCTTATCACTCGTGCCTTGTCCATTTTAGATAAAGTCTTGAATGTTCCACCGAAGGCTGCAGACATTTTATCCAAACCAAAAGTTTTAATGCCCCAATCCCAAAACGCACCACGCATCCAAGTCTGCCAGTCATCTAATTTATAATCAGGGAATCTTTTTTCTAAAGCTGCTTTAACTGTTTCTATACCAGCACCCGTTACTTGCCAAAATGGTACTGCGCTAGCAGCCATCGGATATAACAAACCCCATCTACCAAGCGCTTTAGCAACGTTCCAAGCTCCATATTTAGTAATAGCTACTCCTGTTCCAGTTGCTGCTGCTCCTGCAGCATACTCTCCTAAAGTTGTTTCTGCTTTCTCGTCGCTAGGCTCTTCCGCCGATAGCGCTGTAGACAATAAAGAAAATGTTGCGGCTCCTCCTAAAATTAATTTTCCTTTTCCACCAGCCATACTGGCTACTTTGCTTAAAGATTTAAAGAAGGGACTAGTGGGATATTTTTTATAATACTCAAAAAATTGTTTTTTATTTTTAAAATTCTTAATTGCGTTATATGTTTCTGCTAATTCTTTTTCGGGAAGAAATTTTAGTTTATTTTTCTTAATTTCTTCATTTAAAGTACCAAAGATTTTGTTGTTCTTATCTTTCACCCAATTTTCATAAAGAGCATTATGATACTGGGAATTTTTAAAAAAATTAATTAAACCTGTTGTTTTTTTGCCTGTAACATCGGTTCCTTTTAAGAGCGATTTTTGAGAAGTAACAGGAACAGGCTTACCATCTTTAAAATCAACATATCCTATTTCATAACCACCTGTTGCATTTCTTACAGTGTTTCGAATCGCATCTACTTCCTTCTTGTATTCATTATAAGTTAAATCTCCTCTTACATAAGCTTTTGCTTTATTTAATAATTGAGTATCGAATTGCTTTTTAAACTGATTTAAAAAATCAGAAGTTCTCTCTCCCATCAGTAAATATTTTCTGGGTAGTTTAAAGAATTTTATTAAATTTTTTGGGAGACTATGTTCAAGATTAGTTTTAGTATTAGATACAATGCGAGAGGCCCTCTCTACTGCATCTAAAGTTCCAATAGTTCTTTCACCATAACCTACAGCACGTAAAAGGTCTCTTATAAATTTAGGATCAGGAAATCGTTTAATGTTTTTCTTTACATTTTCTATAATATCTATTCGACCAGTCGGACTTCCATACTCTACTTTAAGTTGAGAAACTGCACTTAAGAAGTCGGCCTTAGACAGATTCATTTTTTTAGCTAAGATTTCAACAATTTTACTATTTGCTTTTATTTCTCCAACAGGAATCTCGGTTGTCTTTAAAACGTTTTGAAGTTTATTCAAACGTTCTGTTACATTAGA